TTCTCATGGAAGACCTTGATGAATATCTCAATACCGAGATCACCAAGATTATTCCAGCAAGGGTTCAAGAGGCGGAGAGCGAGGGTTTGGATCAGTTAATACATGGGCTAATGGAAGAAGTTTCCAGACAAGCGCTTGAGATTGACGACGAAGCTGGCCTCATGGTGCTTCACTAATGAATGAATATGAAGTGGTCATACAAGCAACCATCACTAAGACAATAACTGTTCTTGCGACTGATTCTGAACACGCTTCTCAAGTAGCCAATGAGGATTTTAACCCCTCTCAAGATGGCCACGAAGAGGATTACACGCAAGACGCCATCAGCATAACGATACTGGAGAATTGATATGAAAGACAACAAAGATAAGTTAATCGAGCTAGTCGAAGACGGCAACCTCGATCCTATGATGGCGTTGCTCATGTGCGCTATATGGATGTCCGACAATGAGTGCGGTGAAATGCTTGATGCTAACGAGCTGAGTGAACGATTCAACCAGCATAGTGAGGATTGATTATGAAAAACCTACTGATAGACATCATCACGATGGCTGGGCTTGCAACGTTCTTTGCCTTTGTATTTTTAGGCTTTGCCTTGTAGGTGTTTCCTACCCGCCGTTCCAAAGGAAGGAGTTATGAAAGAGTCGGCATTCAGTTCGGCTCTTTATCCTTTTCCACAACAAAAAATGAGACATACATATGAGTAAAACAACCCGCGAATTATTGAATGATTATTCCATCGTTACCCCATCAGCCGACTCCATTATCTCCATAGCAGGAGCATTCGACACATCATCGGCAATTCAACGTATGACAAGGCTGAAAGCTAATCAAAGCCTAATACACGCAATGATTACACACACTAATTTACCGCGTCTCAAGAAGGAATCTGAGAAAGGTAAATATAAACTACTGTCCGCAAGCCACTCAGGGGCAATGAAGCCTACCCTAAGTAGTATACGAGATTATACGTCAAAGTTGACCCATTATGTCATTGCTCTAGGTCTTACGACGGGAGACGAATACGTTGAGGCTTTGCTCGACCCATATGACTTTGGAGCAGTCGTTGACGGAGTCAGGCACGTTGGGCTTCATGAAAAAGCTGCCACCTTGCTTTATGCCTTGGTGAGGGATTGGTATTTGGATCAATATGGCCATGAATTCGAGACATCACTAGAGGGGTATTACGCCATCACTGAGGACTTCATGGAGAAATGGCGTTTGGAAACAACCGCCCCTATCGCATCATTACCCACCCCTATTCCCGAACCCATCGAAGAAGAGTTTCCCGATCCTCTCGGAATATTATCTGGACTTCCCACCACTACTGTCACCACTGAGCCTGTATCCATCCCCTTCGATGGCGGAGAAATAACAAGCGTTTCAAGCTGGACTCCTGCGGTTGATTGTTCAGGGTTTGATCTGCGAGAGACACTGAATGTGTTTGCAATGACGTACGACTCATCTAATGACGTTGATTTTGACTTGCTGTTCGAAAAGATGCGAATGCTACAAGGCATCAACAAAGGGTTCGTTAATAGCATTGAGAAGCTGAGTAAGAATGACGAGGCACTGAGTAAGTTGAGGGTCGATACAGATAAAGTTTCCGATACCGAGTTAGCTGCGTCTGTTGAGCTGCTCAAATTAATCGATGGAGTTACAACTACAACAACCGAGGTAGAAACTATGACAGTAGCGACCAGCAAGTACGACGCAGCGAAGATCGATACCACGATGCTATCCATCATCAACTCAGCAATGAGTAGCAGCAAGATGGGTTCGTTTGAACAGTTGTGTGATGAGATTAATGGCTCAATCAATGAAAACGCAGAGCTAACCGATGCATTGGCAAAGGCACGTACTGCTGCGGCAATAGTGAAGATGGCTCCCGTATCGATTGATGCTAGTAGCGATGGTGTTATTCCCAAGGGTGAGACATTGACTCGTAAGGTGATTGATATCCTCGATGAGTTGGGCATGGATATACCAGTGGCAGAGCGTGGACGCTTTGCTTTCGAAGTACCCTACTTTGTGTGGGAATCGGAACATCCTCACGTACCTAAGTTCGATACTGATTACCAGTGGCGGTGGGATATCTTACTCAAGATTATCTGGGGAATCACCAAGAACATGAAACCGTGGGTTCATGGCCATACTGGTACTGGCAAGACGACGTTGGTTGAACAGGCATGTGCCATATTGAAGTGGCCTTTTGCACGTATCAACTTTGACTCGGAGATTACTCGCATGGATTTGATTGGTAATGCAGGGCTTGAAACGGATGAGCATGGCAACACCATCACCAAGTTTGTCGAGGGGATACTGCCTCAGATGTTAGCGCAACCCTATGTGATTTGTGGTGACGAGTTCGACTTTGTGCGTAGTGACATTGCTTACGTGTTTCAACGAGCCTTGGAAGATAAGGGCTTGCTACTGACTGAGGATGCAGGTCGATTGGTGCAGCCACATCCCTACTCTAGGATTATTGCCACTGCAAATACACAGGGCCAAGGAGATGAGTTTGGTTTGTATCAGGGTGCGAGAGTTCAGAGTCAGGCTTTCTTGGATAGATTCCAGTGCTGGATAGAAGTCCCTTACTTAGATTCTGATAAGGAGAAGGCGTTAGTGTCTGCGAAAGTACCTTCACTGCCCGAAGCGATGGTGGACAAGATAATCAAGTATGTTTGTGAGCATAGAGAAGCGTTCAAGCAAGCCGCAATATTGAAGCCAATGAGTCCACGAGGGGTGGTTTCTCTAGCGTCAGCGATCAGCGACTTCACCAGCTACGAAAAGCATGAGGCTGATGGCGTGAGATTGGCGCTTGAGTCTACGATCTTAGGGTCGGTGACACATGCCGATGCATCGAAGATCAATGAGCTTGTTGATCGGACGTTTAACTAATGAATGTACCTAACACTACCTATAAGCAGATTAATGCCCTGCGTAAAGCACAGGCTAAGGCTGTTGCGGATGGTAAAGATACGTTCCAGTTCGATAACAAGATGCTTGATGTGCATTACGCCAAGTTCATGCTGGATTTTTTAGTTATACAGTCAATGGGGGGTGTGAGAGATGATTGACCAAAGGACGTATGACCTTACAACGAAAGCCTCAGCAGAACGTGAGGTTAGGTTGTTGGTGTCTGCGAAGGAAGGCACGAGGCTTAAGGTGTTCGTTGTGGTGGGTAGTAACCGACGTAAAGAGATGGTGAATGATAGCTTGAACGCTATCTGTTTCTTGTTGTTTACATTGTTCCTTAGCGTTTACATTTTAACGGAGAAGATTGATGTTACTTCCTTAATCGTAGGGGTTATTGCACTGACGTATATGGCCTACCTAATCCATCTTCGGTGGCGATCATCTTACAAAGCAGACAAGCGTGGGGAAGTTGTTACGAAAATATTCCAACGCAATGGTGAGCCAATGGATGTAGAGCTAGGGAAGAGCGTGGCCAATAACATAAGAAAACTTATATTAAATACTAGGAGTAACACATGAGTAGAAATCTAACGGTATCAACCATACCTGAGCATGGCCTTGATACGCAGGAGTTTATTCAAGCACAAACGGCGGCGAGCCGGGTCTTTGGTAGAGATAAGGACGCGAAGATTATCTTTGAGGGTAACTCAGCATACGTTCGCAGTGATGGGGCGATCTGCTATCCGTCGCTTGCTGAGGGTAGTCGTATGACTAAGGAGAATGTGTTGGTGAGCCGAGGTTATGCGGATCACGAGTCATCCCATAAGAGATATACCCATATGGGTACGGTGAAGAAGTTTATTCAAGAGTGTGAAGCGTCTGACAATGGCCTACTGCGTAGCACTGCCAATGCGGTAGAAGATTTACGGGTTGACCACTTGGCTATACGTGATTACAGCGGGGCAAAGGCTAACCTAGAGGCGACTTGCGAGAGTGTTTATAACGAGTTCCTTGAGGTTGTTGAGGTGCAGCCTGAAGTTGGTCAGGACTTTGATGTGACTATGCCGCTGATGATCACCGCCGAAGGGCGTAAGCGTATGGGATACAACGCACCAAGTATACAGAAGACGCTGGACGTAATGAGTGATGAGCAACGGGCTAAGGTTGAGGCGTTCGTTGACCTTGCGATTGAGTGTCGTAATCCTGACCCACTTCGAGGTACGAAGGAGACTATTGCGGTGAGTAAGGCCATCGTTGCTGCGAAGGAAAAGTCTGATAGTGAGAGTGAAGAGGCATCGAAAGGCAAAGCGCCTACTAGTGGTGGGGAACAAGATGGTGAGAGTGATGGTGAATCCGAGAGTGAGAGTGAATCCGAGAGTGAGAGTGATGGCGAGGGTGAAGGTGAAGGTGAAGGTGATGATTCTCGTGAGTTAAATCCCGGAACTCAAGACTCAAGTGAGGATGAAACTAAGCTGGGTGGTAGTAATGCGCCGTTGGAGTTCGATGACTTTAGGAAGCGCAGTCTTGAGAAGACGTTTAGTAATCATGTTAAGAGCGACAGTAGTACGTACCGTCCGTTCAGCACTGAGCATGATCAATATTCTCGGTTGGGTGACAACACTTCAATGGGAAAATATATGGCTAGAATCTCCGACATCAGCCTGTATGAGCGTGAGGTTCGAGCGCTGTCTGGTAAGACCAGTACGATGGCGAGAAAGCTCGAAAGAGCATTACTGAGTACGCAGAAACGTGATTGGGAAATAGCGCGAGAGGTAGGGGTGCTTGACCCGAAGCGTTTGAGTCGGGTTATTACTGGTAGCCGGAATGTCTTTCGTATGAGGGAAGATCGGAAGGAAGTGGATACTGCGGTGAGTGTGATGATTGATCTGAGTGGCAGTATGTATGGGTACGAGGCCCGACTAGCCCAACAGATAGCCATTGCGTTGAGCTTGGTGATGGAGAAATCTGGGGTTGCTTATGAGGTGCTTGGATTTAACAACTACTTTCTGTGTAGTAGCAGTAGGCCGCCGACGGTGGGTGCTGGTAATTTTAGTAGTGAACTTGCTGGTAGTGGCTCTAGGCGTAAAAACTTTTTAAGTCGAGCGCATAAAGCGATTAGTAGTTCAGATAGATTCTCTCGCTATGAACCAGTGCAAGTGTATGAGTTCAAGGGATTTGAGAGGCGCTTGGTGCAAGATAGGCTGGGATTGGGTGTCATTAATAGGCTGGCTGGTGGTCACAACTCTGATTCTGAGGCGGTGAGTGTGTCGGCTGGTCATTTGAGGCGGCGGCCAGAGAAGAAGAAGATCATGTTCGTACTGAGTGATGGGCAGCCAGCGGTTACGTGTGACTTCGGTACTAATCATCTGGCGCAGCACCTACGTAATCAGATTGGTGAGGTTGGTAAGCATGGGATTGATTGCGTTGGGATTGGGATTCATTCCGATGCAGTCAAGCACTTCTATCCCAACTACGTAGTGGTAGATGATCTGGATGATCTGCCTAAACAGGCGTTCGATCAGTTGGCAAAGCTACTGGTGGGTGATCGCTTCAAGGTAGACAACTCCGAGCTGATGACATCGACCAAAGCACGATGAAGACGCCAGATAAGGTTGGCATAGTTCGTAGCTACTGGCTCGCATGGTATCCCAAGGTCGGTATGTGGCCTAGCTTTTGGGTGGCTGTATCGGCAAGGGTTAGAGCGCGTGGAGTTAGGGCTAAGGATCGGGTCACAGTAGTAGCTATTTGTAATGAGGTTTATTTTTCAATGAAACACATGAGGAAAGACACATGAGTAACGATGATTTTAATTCTAAAGTTGGTAAGAGTGCGCTGGATGGGTTGTTGAATATTAAGAAGCCTGAGCCTGTCGCTGCCCCTGCGTATGAGTCCAGTGTTTACGATCGATATCCTGTTGGGCGTGAGGATGGATTTTCTGGGTACGATAGTGGTTTGTATGGCCGCAACAATACTAAGTTTGAGCCTAGCTACAAGAGTGATGTGACTACGAGAGAGCCAGCTTGGTTAAAGGGTAAGACTCGGCTTGCGTCGAAGGGTGATGTGAGTGGGCAGGTTCGGTTCGAGCCTGACGGTAAGTTTGCAATCGTTGGTGAGAATGCCCTACGTAATATCAGAGTAGCAGTTAGGACAAAGATACTGGATGAGCTACGGGTTCGTGGTGTCCATGTTAAGTTGGGTGAGGACTATGCAATCGATGATTTTATTAACCATCTTCTTGTCGCTGGATCATGTCAAGTTAAGAAGAAGCAAGGCGGTGGATTCTTAACCATTAAGAGTGACGATTGGTTTGGTGATGAGCTGGATTTTGATGGGGAGTTATGAGGTTTACGGTTACAAAAAGCCAAGCAATCAATAGCCGATGTGCAAATAACGAAGACGATGAAGATTAAAACAAACGAGGGAAAGAAAATGAACAAGCAACAATGGATAGACACACTAGAAAGTGAAGTTGAAGAACTGCAAAACAAATCAATCGAAGCAGCGCAAGACAAAATGATTAAGCTCTTTCAAGCGCGAGAGATGGAGCGCATGGATTGCTTTAATCACGACGAAGATGTTGGTAGTAAGTATGAGATGGAGAATCTTTTTAATCGATATCAGGGAAATTATGCTTACGAGACCAACTCCAACTTCACAACTATGGAGATATTTGAAGCACATACTACTAGCTGGGATGGCGTTACATTGAAGACAGTATGCTTTGGGAAGACAGCATCACCTACGTACGAGATTGTTTTTGACGATGGGGGTGAAGACCGTGCTGGTGTGAAGGCTGCAATGTTGGGTGTTGATAGTAAGGATAGGGTTACTCAGCGCTCAGTAAAAGTAGATGGGAACGGCAAGGTAAGGGCTGATGAGGGAAAATATATTATGGTGAGGCTCGGTAGTAAGAGTGGGTGCTGGCACGGTGGGAGCTTTATAAAACACAAATGTTTTCTGCTAATGCAGATAGATGCTTCGGGCCATGACAGTCATCGATACAGTGTCGAGATTGATTTTGAGGGTTTTATTGTTAAGAAGAAGCTACCTAATGGTATGTTGCTTGGTGTCTTTGATAGTGAAGAGGCGCTGTTAGAAGACGCTAGGACAAGGATGTCTATAGGGGGATAGAGAATACTTATGGAAGATATTAGTTTTATTCATTGTTTAATTTGTAGGTAGGGGCTACACTATTTGTACTGTTTACGATACAAGACTTAACACCTTGAACCTACTATCGTGCAGTAATTCAACGTAAAAAGGAGAGTAATGATAATGAAAACGAGAAGTAATTTAGAGAACGTAACAGCGTTTTTTGAATCGCTGTGGTTACGTATAGGGTATTTTCGACCCTATAAACTTGTGCTTGATCAGCCGCGCACAAATGGAGATATAGGTTTTTGGGGGCGATTGGTTAAAGCAGATAGGTTAAAGAGCTTTGATACGCGTGTTACGGAGAGGATTCAAAAATGGATACATTAAACTACGCATTAATAGGGAACCGAAAGTTGTCTCAGACACGTATGCTTTGTCGTGCGCTATGGATCTGCACATCAAGATTTTCTTGGAAGCTCACATACTCCATTGGGATGTCCTTTCAGCGTAGACAAGCTAAGTTCTTGACGAATAAATCGAACCGTATGATATGCGTTAATTTTTATGCGCTGGCATTTATCGACGGCAACAATACTTAAATTAAACAACACAAAGTAGAGAGTAAAAACTATGTATTACTATTAAATAATTAAACCATAGGTGGAAAAAATGACTGATGAAAGCATAGCAAACTTGAGCGAAAAGATTACTCGTTTGGAAGCTAAGGTAGACCTTCTTATACAGATAACGGCGTCACAATCTGTGAAGGTTGAAAGCAAGGCAAGTATAGGCGAAACATTGGAGAAGCTAACGACTAAGCAACACGCTGCTTTGCAGATGTTGTTTAACGGTTCATCGAATGCGGAGATCGCCGATCGATTTGAGGTTAGTCAGAACACGGCGAAGGTCTACGTCCGTGGCATAGCTAACAAGCTGGGTGTTAATACTAGAAATCAAATCGTTGTTAAATGTTTTGATGATTACAAAGAGGTTGCCGAAGATGAGTATCGTTTGTTGAGTGGTGGATTGCCGAAGCATTGGGCAGAAACTTACGAGACGCCTGATCCTTACAAGGCTTTATACGCAATTAAAACGAGGTAGATATTATGGGTAGAGTGACGTTGTTGAACAACGTACAACTAATGAAGAAGATCAGTAGGAATTACACGTTCGATGATGCGTGTAATTCTTACCTTGATCATCGGAGGAACTTGGGGGATACGGATATCTCCCATGCGAGGCGGCTACGTGCCGTCCTTGCTGAGATAAGCCTCGATGATATCAGTCGGCGCTTCATTCACAACCAGATAACTGAGCCGATGTATGCGAGAGGGTTGTCTGGGTCAACGGTGCGGCGCTTCCTAACTACGTGCCAATCCATACTGAACCATGCACATCACATGGAGTTGACTGACAATCAGGTTAAGTTGGATAAGCCAGCCGAGGGTGCGCCGAGAGACGTATGGATTACGCTTGAGGAAGTTGATCAGTTCATTGGTCACTGTCATCCGAAGTTCAAGGCGTTTGCCACGTTCCTTTTCTACACAGGTTGTCGTCTTGGGGATGCGTTGAAGTGTAATTGGACACAGGTACATGATGGTTGTGTGCTATTCACGACTCGTAAGGGCAGGGGTTTACCGAGAAAGCGGTACGTGCCATTGCATACTAAGGTGTTAGCTGCCATTGGTGAGGCGGGAGATCAAGGATATATACATAAGCTCAACGGTAGGGGCTGGCATAAGTCTGAGGTCTATCCTTACTGGAATCATGCGGTTGAAATGTGTTTAGCTGATACGGTTAAGGGCAGTGCATCTTACGAAAGGTTTCATGGGATCACGCCGCATGGGGCTAGGCATACTTTTGCTTCTTTGTTAATTATGAATGAGGTTAGTGAGCGTGATGTGGCTGAATTGTTAGGCCACTCGTCGATGGATATGATGAAAAGATATACTCACTTGAGTACATCGCATTTAAAGAAGGCGATACTTAAGCTAGGTATGTAGTACCTTAGTTGTCTTACTGACTACCGAGTTAGGTGTCAGGTTTTTGCTAGAAAAAAAGAATCTAGCTCCGCAATCATATGGCGGAGAGCGAGGGATTCGAACCCTCGATACGGATTAACGTATACGCCCTTAGCAGGGAGAGATTAATACACCTAAAGGGGTAGTTAGTGTAGCTCTTGGGTGTGTGGCTTCTAGTTTTAACCTACTGTTCAGTATTGTGCTGATAAACACCTAATAAACACTTGGGAGTGTTTTGGTAGTTGCAAGGTGTCATTAAAGTATGTACTATAAATTTAGAGGAAGATGAAAATGCTGCAAAATAATAACAACATAGTCGATCTAGCCCTACCGTTACAAGATAGGATTAAAATAAACATAGGACTTGATCATGCGTTGATACACCTCAGCGAGTTAATAGATAATGGGGAGATAAGCCCTGCATCTATCGATGAAGTTGAGGATATTATTAGCACTTTAGAAAACATTATGGATGCGCTTTCTAGTACGGAGTGATAAAATAAACGCTCTTCGAAAGAAGATCATGTGTGTTGTCAGGGCGGCTTTCGGGTCGCCCTTTTTATTACCTGAGTCTTTGCTCCTTCTGCGATCTAGTATGCATCGCACTAAATATCCTATCAGTATTAGCCCTCGAAAATTGGTATGCGTATGCGTATGCTTCCTTGGCTGTCATGCCTTCCTGCTTTATTAACGTCGCAGCATTCTTATTGATAACCTTCATGCTACGTCCAGCCTTTAACACAACCCCAATCACTTGAAGTAACCTTTTGAAATACCCCACGCTTTATAGAACTCGGTGAAATCATCTAATGAAATCAGCACATACGAGTCGCCTATCTTCTGGCGCGATCGCCTGTTGATCACCACTGGGTACTCGCCTAGCGCTGCATTGCGTAGTGCCTGAGCGTACGCGGCTGGGAAGGATAGCTTCTCTACTCGCTTGGCTTCTACTGCCAGTGCTGGTACACCCATTAGATCACACGCACCTACAGTTTCTTTCATCGTTGGGTCTTTGGTATAGAGAGAACGGAACACCTCGACGCCAAGTTTTTCACTAAAATATACGCATAGATCGCGTTCAAACTGATCACCTTTTGCTTTTACGCCTTTGATTGCCATTAGTCAGGGTCATCCCAATCGAGTTTATTTTTGCATGGAGTGCAGATAAATTTATTTTTTGGTCGTGGAGTATTAGATTTGCAGATCATGCATGGGCGAGACCATTGGATTATCATGCTGCGCCTTGATCGTACGTGCTTCTCTGAATGTAGGTTAGCTATGCCTTGTGTTACCAGAATCCTCTTTACTGTATCGACGCAGACACCGACATGATTTGCCAATGTCTTGTACGTCATACGCCTCTGCGTGTGTATCTTGCCGATGTCTTCCATGACGATGGGATGATTACTACGTAGCCAATCAACCTGTTCGGTTGTCACGAGTCTTGCCTTTGCCATACTCTAACCACTCTTTAGGTGTCAGCAGTATAGCTATGTGGAAGGCTCTTGTCATCTTTTCTACGCTTTAGGTGTCTTTCTTAATGTATATTCTCGGTTAGTGTTCATAATCTTGATTGCTAATTCACCCCCTTGTTCGACTTCGAACTTAGTTAAGCGCATCTTTCCGAAGGCATCTTGTAGTTTATTTATAGTAGCTACCATCTCGTCCGGCATGAGTGATCGATTGATTGTTGGATCAGGTGTTAAGTTTACTTTTACCATTCGTTTCATTTTTATTACCTTGTTGTGTTGCTCTGACCAAGAAGAGGGGAGTCAGGTGGAGGGGGAGTGCTAACGACTCCCCCACCGGACGACCCTTCTGGTCTACGCAAAGGTTTATTATTTGTTTTCCGCTTCTTATTTATATATAAGGGAGGACGAAACCGGACAGAATACCGGACAACACCCTCTTTCCTTATACATATCAGACACTTACAGATTTAAAAATCGTCTCACAAATAATTAACTTGAGACGGTTTTTTCACGCTAAAACTAGGTAGTTTGTGGGCTTGCCGCGAGTGCCTTCACTCACTGATTTGACCACTAATTTCCCATCGTTAAGCAGCTTAGTGACTGCACCCTTGAACAGCACCTTCCCTGCTTTACTCTTATAATCTTGCGCTAGATCACGTAACGAGTAGCCGCAATCAAACACACCTGCCAGCTCACGACCTGCGTTCTTAACCATGTAATAAATCTCATCGTGCAGATCATTAAAGTCTGGATGATCATCAGCCATAACTAGAGTCTTGCCCTCATCGACAATCACACCAGTATCGATCAGCTCTTTGATCTTTGCGTACGTAACTGTCTTACTGGTAAACACATGGCTCAGAATATCCTTGCGTGTATTAAGCCCCTTCCGCAGCGCCTCGATCACCATGCCCTCGGTACTCACATCTGCTGGCTCAACTCGTGAGCCATCGATCTCATCCGTACGATCTACAAGCAATCCTGACAATGGTTCGCGTATCATCCAGTGTGTACTCACATCACCACCGAAGTTCTCTTTGCCCAACCCAGCCATGAACACGTTGTTGTTACCCACAAGATTTAATCTACTGGATACTTCCTCACATACTTCCTGAGATGGACGCCAAATCGGGATGGCAAAGCGTGATGAGTTGACGATGTTACTTGCGCCACGAATCTTACCGATCGCGCCTTGAGGTGTGGTTGGGGCCACGCCCATGTCATCCTTGCGTAGATGATGCGTGAAGATAACCGTAGCACCTGTCTTAACTGCAATGTTCTGCGCCCACTTGAGCGCTCTATCAGCGGCCACATTGTCTTCGTCGAAGCGCCACTCAAAGAATGATTGCAGTGGATCAAACACAACCATTGCCAAGTCTTCCATCTGTATCAGCGTGTTCCGCCAATCATCAGCTTCTTGCGTGAACTTAGGCGCGTCAAACTTCTTTGTGCCAAAGTTCATGGCAGTCTCAAGCTCAGGGATAGGTATTACGATCAGTTGATCAGGGAATCCTATTCGCCTGTACGCTGGGTCAAGGAATTCAAAGCGACGCATCAGCTCATTACGATCGTCTTCCGCTAAGAACATCACCACCTTGCCATGCTTGCGTATCGGATGGCCCATAAAGAATGATGTCTCTCCATCTTCGGGGCAAGCGATCTTCATCGCCAGATCCATGAGTAAGTACGTCTTACCTACGCCACCCGACGAAGCGATGACCCCCGGCAATCCCGCTGGAATTAAATCCTTCACGAGCCAATCACGCTCAGGCGGCGCACCGCATAGCCCAATCGAATCACACTCGAACATGAGTCTCATGTGAGCGCGTAGTGTTCTCTCCTTGTCAGTGATCAACGACTCCTTACGTACACCGTCAGCATTAAACTCATCGGGGTTATTCTTTTTATGTATCTGCATAACAGACACAACGATGATCTTAATTTCATCTTGCTCAAGTGGTGGCTTGCAGCGTTTCTCGTTTTCAGTAAGCGCTAAAAGAAATAACTCCTTACCCCACGCCGCAGGATTATCGACAATTAATTTACCAACCAGCCGTGTCATCATGTCGTTACGATTACCCGACGAAAACTGGTCGGGCAGTATGTCGCGCACTACTCCGTCAGACACGACCTCTGGTACATAGTCCTCGAATTCCCAATCCGGCAGCTCAAACGGTATGTCAGACACCTTAACGTCCAATGGTAAGTCCCACTTGTAACCAGCGCTCGGATAAACTTTAACGAGTCCACCGTCACCTCTTACATCTATGTTGTTTATACCTCTCCAAGTTGTTGCGTTTTTAACAACTCGCTTTGGATGTTTGAAAAAATAATGCCTACCTCTTTTAGTGGTCTGCATAATTGGGGTCGGACACCCCATCTTTTCGAACTCTCTTATAGACTGCTCATCGTCACAGTCAACAACAACAATTCCTGATAGCTCACCAGTTATTATAGCTATCCCAGCAGTCGGAAAGCGATCCCATAATTCTTCTACCAGTTCAGGTTCTTGTTCGGTCAGTTGATATTCTTTCCACTTAACTAGTGGCTTCTTGTCTTCACCTATCGGTATCACTTGGAAACCAAGTTCACAGTAAGCAACGGCCCATTCTTTTAGATTCATGTGTGTGTCTCTATATATTAAAGGAGTTAGATAAAATACTTATTGATATTTAATTTTGGATTCTCTGTCTTCAACACCTCCAGCACTTTAGTAGTAACAAAACCTTGATTGGCCCATCGATAAGGTGCTGTGCGGAACTTATTAGTTAGCCTCGCCACTTCTTTTTCACCGCCGCAATCTGTAATTAACTGCTTAACATTAAACTTTTTCACTTTTTTACCTGAGTCGCTTGCATTAAAAAATGTATTGTATATGATACACACCTAAAGTACATCAAAGAACTTTAATAATAGAATAAGGAGACACCGGAGATGATGATAGACACACCTGAAAGACCAATAGATTTTGCTGTGATGGATGAGATTTGCGATCAATATTTTGTAGCAAAGAAGAGCAAGGCATTAGCAGATGTAGAATTTAAGGATGCAACGGCGAGAGTGGATGCTCTATTAAGCGCTAACGAAGAGATAAGGAACTCTGGCAACTACTCGGTAGCAAGAGTGCTGGGTCAGTCATATAAGTGGGATAAAGAAATGCTGGGTCACATGGCCTCATCTCCTTTAATAGAGCTATCTCCATCAGTTAATAAAAAAACATTTGATGATGCTGATGCGGAAGACCAGCTTGTGTTGATGCCAGCTTTAGAGATCAAGCCATCTAATAAAATATCAATCAAAAAAATTAAATAGGGTACGAGTAATGACATTTAAAACAAAGAAGACTGACAGCGATTCGATAAAGAATACTAGTAAGACTCTTATCTATGCGCTTCATGGATTCGGCAAGACTACACAGTGCAGAAACTATCAAGAAAAGTTTGGTCGCGGCCTCATCCTTAGTGGTGAAGGTGGACTATCAAGCATCTCTGATACGGGTATCGACTACCTACCCTTTAGTAGTTGGGACGGCAAGCATGAGCCTGAATCAGGTATCTACTCGTTCCGTGGCATCTGCATGATGATGGCAAATCCTGACTCTGGATTCGCATCAGAAAAGTTTGCTTGGATAGCTATCGATTCGCTAACGGAACTCAGTGACCTACTCATGCGAGAGCTTGAGCGTAAGTACGCTAATGATGCTAATGGCTTCAAGTTATGGGGAGACTTTAAGCGTCAGATGATTGGCTCACTCAAGTTCATTCGAGACCTACCCTATCACGTACTGGTTACTTGTCTTGCCAAAGATGAGGAAGACGACAACGGCAGAGTTTCTTTCTGGCCAGACGTACATGGCAAGGCAGTTAGTAAGCAATTGCCAGCCCTATTCGACCACGTTTTTGCTGGTCATAGATACACAGAAACAGTAGAGGACGGTTCAGTTGTTGTCCATCGTCGCCTCTACGCAGATGAAGTTTACGGTTATCACGGGAAGGTGCGAGACCCACTGCGTCGCATCCCCCCCGTAATAAACACCAGCAACGTCGCGGATGTTGTTAGTGCGATACACATGAATAGCAGTGATTTTAAAACTTGGCTAACAGCCGTAGGAGTACAAACAAAATGAGTGAATTTCAACTAGACCAGCTAGACCTATCGAACGTAGAAGCAGACTCAGGTGAGTCACGACTAAGAGCAGGGCGATACGTGTGCCGTGTTGATGATGCTTCTCTTGAGAAAGTATCGACCGACCCTAATGGTCGTCGTATCCAAGTAAAGTTTATCGATAATAGTGGCCTCGGTTTTATCGGCGAGTCTATCAACATCCATTTACCCAAGTCAGACAAAGGTACTGCGATTGGAAAGAAGCAGTTACTAACACTGCTGACGCATGGCGGTGACAGCGTACCTACCAAGCCATCTATCGAGAAGGTTCGTGACATTAAGGAAGTCGGTGTGAACGTGATCGATGAAGTCTATTACAAGGACGGTGTTCAGAAGATGGGCAGCAAGGTCGATAGCTGGCATCCATATTTCGCGCCGGACTCAGCGGTGAATTTAGGGGCAGCACCTATGTCACCACCACCCAAGCAGGGTACTAACGGCGCTGGTTCACCAGTTCCAGCAAGCACCTTCGACGATATACCTTTTTAGAAAACTCCTGCAAGGCAATTGTAGTTAGGGTAATCCTTCCCTGTTGAGCCGACGGTCGGCGGTGCTACGTACCGACCACCTAATAAACACACATGAGAAACTAAAATGAAAGAGATGAGGAAGAAAAGAAAGTACACGAAGAGAGCCGATAAGCCCTCTGCGCTGGCCGTCCAAATTGATGGCACTCACTACAAAGATATGAAGATCCAGCCCGTTGAATTTAGCATGAAAAATAACCTGAGTTTTCTTGCTGGCTGCGTCGTCAAACGAGTATGCCGCTGCGACAAAAAGAACGGTGGCGATGATTGGCTCGTTGACTTGGAGAAAGCCAAGCACGAGATTGATTTAATAATTGAGTTTAAGTCGGGTAAGTAATGAAAACCCTACGTGAGTTTGTTGATTATTTACAGGAAGACTTACCGCCCAAGGGTATTGAGTTTACCAAAGATACCGATGAGCGCATGTACGTTGGCGCATCCAGTATAGGCTCAGATTGTGAGCGACAGGTTGCGCTAAGGCTTCGTGGATATCCGCAGGATGTGCTAACTAAAAAGCTACGGCGCATCTTCTCAGTGGGTCACAAGGTTGAGGATGTTGTTGTCGAGAATCTCTTAGCAGCTATCAAGGTCAACCCTGAGATTGCACTAGAGGACACTGGCCCAGTACAGCACGAGTACACGTACTTCGGGAAAGTTTGTCGGGCGCATTCAGATGGCATCCTTTATTTCGTTTCCGACCCATCAAAGAAGATTCTGGTAGAGATTAAGACGGCTAACGATGCGTCCTTCTCGGCCACTGTACGCCAAGGTATTCAAGTGGCTCACGGTGAGTATTACGACCAGATGCAATTGATGATGGGGCTAGGCGGTATGAAGGAAGGCTTGATGTACATGATCAATAAGAACGACTCTCGCTTGTACACGGAGATCATTAATTTTGACCACGCTACGTACTACTACCTGCTTCAACGCATTGAGTACATTGCGGCTGGTAGCGACGAGAAGATCGCGAAAGGCCCGAACGATTGGCGGTGCAGTATGTGTAGCTACAACGTGATGTGCTGGACAGATAAGCCTGTACCTGTTGATCGACGCCACTGTCGTCATTGCAAGAACGCAATTATGACAAGTGATGAAACCCTTTTCGCTACGTGCTGTAGCCCCTCAGTAAAGGTCGATGGTATGACCCAAGCTGACGCCAGTAGAGCGAAGACTTGCAACTACTTTGAAGACCATAGAGGAATTTAATATGAACGGTAACTGGACTAAAGAAAATTTTGAAACGCATCACATGGCTCACCCTGAGATTTATCAGAAATTTTGCCAGTACGCACTGCAAGCTGCCTCAGTCAAAGGTCGCTACTCAGCCAAGTGTATTTTCCATCGCATCCGCTGGGAGTCGATGATCATAGATCGCGTGTCTGATTTCAAAATAGATGATGGATGGATATCCCACTACGCTAGAAAATTTATGAGAGACAACCCTAGTCTCAAGGAGTTTTTTGGAACCAGAATGCGTCGAAGCACCTACCACTCTTGAGGAGTTGATTATGAAAGATTCAAAATTAATGATGTTTGTTTTACTTGTCTCCCTAACTTTTATATTCGTCTTCGCTGCTAGTGCAGGGGTTCGATGCTCTACCGATTATTTCGGCAACCAAACGTGCTACGGGACAGGAACGGATAGCGGTTATAGGTCGCAAGGCAGTACCGATTATTTCGGCAACCAAACATGGACAGACAATAAAGGAAATCGAACTAGGTGTAGTACCGATTATTTCGGCAACACAACTTGTAACTAATTTACGGTGATTTCTAGCCGTGAAAAATGGAGCTGCCCCAGATGGCAAACTTGATGTTTAGGAAATGAGCGAAGTCCTGTTAATTCATGCCCCAAACAGGCAACCGATGTGGCTAGGCTTTCCCCTAGTCACATCAACTAATTCAATAAGGATCAAAGACATGGCTAATGTATACATAGTAGTAAAGCATGACAGTCTCGCAGACAAGATCATAAGGGTTTTTGAAGATAGAGTGTCGGCAGAAAGTTACAGCGCACTATGCAATGATACAGCTATCACCAATCAAAATGAGTTCTACATTGTCGAGAGGCATTTGTTAATGCCCGTAAAGACTAAGGGATGAATGGCGTTAGATGGCAGGATATTCCAGCCGATTTTGCTTACCCTAAGTGTCGGGTATGCGGCGAAGATACTCCAGTATTTACCAAGAGTCGGGTGCGTATCCCACACTGTAAACGCCTTACTGCAAAGACCTGTGGACGACGAGAATGCCGTACCGCGATGATCAGTAGGCCAAAGGTCAGGGGTAAGTATAAGGTTAAGGCGGTTCGCCCTCTCGTGGTAAGTGATCTTGATTTCGGATTTCAGCTCTTTAACTTTGATCGAGGTTCGATCGAGAGACTTGTGAAGAAATTATACTAGCACCCTAGCTAGGGTAAGCATCACCTTAGCTAGGGTAAGCATTAAACTACCAAGACTTCCCCCATCCACCAGAGCGACGCTCAGTTTTCTCACCAGCAAAGAAGTCTACACTCGCTTCCTTCGCTCTCTTGATACCACCAAGTACAGGTAATCGACCGATAATTTCTCTTGTCGCTAGTCTCTGTTTAGAGTTCGTTCCGGTTGTTCCTTTATCCCAGACATCCAGTGCAGCTTCCTTAGCTCCGCCCATGACATTTACAACACTCGCACCAAGCCCGAAGGTTGGGCCAAGTATTGTTCCCGCAGCGCGTTGTACGCCGTACGCTCCATTGTCTGCTTGTGATGCTACGTCATGCATCATGTCTCCGATTAATCCGAATCCACCAGCAGCGGTAAGACCTTCGAAGTACCATCCAAGGAAGGTATCAAGGTCGCCATGTACGTCTGCATTGTATCCAAGAAGTTCACCGAACTTACCAGCACTACGCTCACGTAACTCTGCGCTCTTACCATCTTCACCACCACGTTGCTGCACTAAGTCTTTCGTGCCTATCGCAGCCATACCCAATGCTGGGGCGAAGGTTGCGAAGTAAAGTGGTCGCTTGAAGTTGCCTGATTTAACATCATCAATTAATACGTCCTTAGCCATACGCCCCATGAGTAATGGAAAAGACTTAAGCTGAAATAGTATTGATCCGGCTGGCGTCTGGTACGCAAGAGGTATGTCATCAGGATTAGGCGAGAAGATTGTGTCATTAGCAAACTTGATCATACCTAACGCAACTGCATCGTCAGTAGGGTCTAGCTTTTTAGTGGGGTCTTTCAGCCACTCCGTCATGCCATATCGCTTCAAGTATCTGTGTGCAAACTTGTACTCACGACTCTGATCTTTCTCTGCGAGTGATGGGTCGAAGCTCTTCGCTGCCTTACTAACCTGCGTATTGAATGACTCAAGTGCTACTGCACCAGCCAAGCCTCTCCACATATCAGTCCAAGGTGTCAGCATCGTTGCGTTAAAGAATGCATTCTGAGCCATACCAACACCGCCTGTTGCGTCTGCTCCGTACATGCCAACCATTCGTGAATGCAATGCGTTCTCGATGGCTACGCCAGTGTTCTTAATTTCTGCACGATAGTCGGGGTCAGCCGCGTACTTACTAATGCCTTTCATCCATGACCGGAATGATCCAGACCGGATCAACGGTAATACAGCGTCGGGTATAGAGGTTAGAACGGTAAAGGATAGCAGTGATATATTATTAATCGCACGTACGTTACGAGAAGCATTCATAAACTTCTGACTCTCGCGAGGATTAACTTGCTTACCCTGTAGTGTACGAATCGTTCCTTCTGCGTGGTCAAATTCACTACGGTTAATGGCTGTCGGTCTACCATCTTCGGTTAGCTTGAAGTCGCTCATCGCATTGGCGATCGCATCAACCCTGCGCTCGTACGTCTTAGTACGCTGATCTTCTGGTAGAAGATTTAACATGAAGTCTTTTGCTGCAATCTTGCCGTGCTTCATGTATTGGTCGAGAGCCTCCATTGCAAAAGGTCGAGCCTGTTCTTCAGATTGAAATGGCATAGACATCACTTTCTCTAGGGAAGCGGAGCTTGTGACGCCAGTGATAGGGTCTTGTCCTTTAATTTCCTTAGTGAATATGCGAGGCGTTGATAGCTGCCGGACAACTGCATCGATACCTGACTCACCTATATCCATGTAATCAGCGTATGCGTGTACGTTCAAACCAATATTCTTAGTCTGATGTATACGTTTTGACGCGCCATCCATGTACTTAACTAGCAGTCCATCAAGATTATTCTCCATGAATGGTTCGAATAAGTCGTAAAGTTCGGGGGTCTTATCGATTCGTAACAGTCTTTGGAAGTCCAGATGTCCTTCAACGCCACCCTTGTTTGACACGGGCGGCGGAATATACAGCCCATCATCATTCATTAGGTTGGTAGTGATGCGGTCTGCGATTGCCTTAGATTCTTCTGTCGTACGCTTTGGGTTCTCGGACTTGAGATACATAGTCAAGACTCTAGTGAAAGCATCCTGATCCTTGCCGATGTTCTCGATGTTCCAAACTTGAGGCATATAATTCTCAATGTCTCCAACCATAACCTCATTATCAACCATCTCAGTGTGCAGGGTTTTCATTGTGCCTTTGATCTTATTGAATAAGGTTCTCTCTGGAACAGTAAGACCTGCGTATGCTCGGCTTGCGTTACCTCTACGTAAAGCCTTGAGTACATTAGTATGTGACTCTGGCTGAGTAGGTGTGCCTTTCAAGAATGGATTAGAGGATTTTACCCAATTCTTCACGATACCATCACGGTCAGGTAGCTCGTTCATTAGCTGCTTGATCGGCATGTAAACGCGAGCGAACTTATTGTAGACAGATGGGTAGTAGTTCTCGACGTAGTTTGCAAGCCAGTTCATACCTGTCTTACGCATACGCTGAGAGTTCTTTGAGAGTAATCGCTCGGCTACTGACGCCTCACGAATGCCTTTAATATCTTCTTCGTTTAGTGCGCGGCCTTTTGCTATCTTACGTAGTCCACTAGTCACTTCTGGCTCTGTGCCTTTAGTTTCTGCGTTGTCCAGCATGGTAGCAATGCTTGGGCTATCACCACCCTCACCCCTTAGTGCTGCGAGTGCAGTAGTAAGCGATGCAGGTTGAGACATACTATCCGAGTAATATAGCCGAGCATCCTTCTCATCAAAGTATTGAGCGTCCTGAGACTTGATATTAAATGTAGGACTGCGCCAATTATCGTTGTCGTCTAATGTTTCAATTAAAGTATAAGAATCATGCGGTATTCGATCGCCCGTCAAAGTGTTCTGATGCGTTGAGTGAATTGCGTCGTAACCCAACTGACCAAAGAACTCCGTGTATTTCTGCTGGACTACCTTCTTACTACCAACCACGCCTTCAAGCGCCTTGATAGACATCATGTAAAGATCATCACCTGATAGAGACCCTGACTCAGTTAGCTGATCGTTCATGGGCGCGTATGCCTTTCTGATCTGCTCCATCTCCTTTCCTTCGGAGAGCATTTCTAACATACCAAATCGCATCATCGACTGTAGCGTAGAGTCTTCCATCGTATAAAGGGTCTTGCGTGTAAGATCAACAGGGTTATTGACTCGTGCATACACAGTCAAAACGCCAGCGTTGTAATCTATGTCTGCATTTTTCAATACGGTATGGAAGTTTTGCTCGTTGTATTCCAGAGTTTCAATATCTGCATCCATTAACTCCAGCTTAAACTGGTTATCAATACTGGAGATGTCACCCCTGTCAGCGTAATCACCACGACCTTTAATTAAATCCTGACGCTTTACTTTTAATTTAGATATCTGAGAGCGTAATGAACTTGCGCTTTTTGCATTATCCAAAGCCTCGATTTTCTGATCAGCATCAAGATTAGGGCTACCCTCAATCATCCGTGTCCACGCAGCCATCGTTGGCTTCTGAGCGTAGACCTTATCTGCTACTTCGGCGTTTGTGGTTATATAAATTCCCGGCCCAAAGTTCCCGGACTGAGATGGCTGGAAGACAACCTCTCTATCCTCTAATGGGTTCATGTTTGGTGTGCCATGATACAGGCGAATAGGTGTGCCGTCGGGGGAGAGTAGTCCACCGTTTATGTAATCATGGATACGAGACTTCTTATTGTTGCTGGCTGATGCGTACATATCTTGGAAATGCTGCGCTGCCATGCTTGCTGGCACAGGGCCACGGTTACGTATAGGCATCTTGGCAGCTTTTCTAGGTTGCACCATGTCGCCGTACACTGTTAGGCGACGGAAGATTTGCTTGATATCCTTGCGTCCAATAACACCATTAAGGAAGTAAGCTGCACCTTCAACAAAAGTATCTAGCTTTGATCCAACTGCACTTCTTAGGTTGAGAGACTCAGGCGTTCCACTATCTCTAGCTGAGAAAACATCTCCCTTTGATGTGCGTTCGGCTAAGTATTGCGCCCAATGCTCAACAAACCATTCCTCTGTTTGACGCTCTAACCTGTCATGCACTGGAAGCTCGTCATACTTTCTTCGCATGACGTTCTTCTTAATGGGGTCATTTGATTCAAGGAAAGCGTTTAGTATTTCACCGCGATCTTTATCGTTGATCATGTTAGTACGCATGAGAACGTGTCCAACTTCATGCATGAGATCGAATGGGTCGCTTGTTCCTTTGTTGAGTCCAACTGTCATGCGACGAAGATCGTTACGTAGATTTTTAAACTCAGGGCTGGTGAAGTCGGCCATCACGCCAGTAATACCTGCTGATGCACTGCCTTTTCCATTAAGGCGCATCACATCATCCATTGATAATATGTTCGCGTCTTCCATAGTCGCCTTAGCTGATCGACCCATCAGGTTGAACATGCGGTAGGCCATTGTACGTAGGTCGTTCTGAACTTCTGGGTTACGGTGTACAAAGTACCCCATCGCCTCACGTATACCAAACCGTGCATTGGCTGGTATACCATCAGGTGAACCACCCTCGTAATCGATTGCCTCTATCTTAGAAGCTAATCCTATTGCTTGGGTTTTAATAGGCATAATAGCCTGAATCTTAGGCCCGACAACTGCCACTTTATTCAGCTCACCAGCTCTCTTAATAGTTCGGTCTATCGCTTTATTGTAAGATCGTCGCTGAGTTTCCCATATGATGCGTGTCACTTCTTCTGTATTACCCGACTCAAAAGCGTCGGTAAGCATGGTTTCCAACTCATCTATTTTGGCAGATTGAATTCGCTTAGAGTGTTCTAATGATGCGGCACGAGGCTTGCCTACTGGCTCAGTCGTTAGCTTCTCTTTACGTAGTAACTCTGTAAGAATCTGCGACCCTTCTTTGGTTCCTTCGAACCCTTTGTAAACATCCGCAAGCTGTCTGATTGTAAGGCCATTAAGGTCTGGCAAAGGCTTGCCAGAACGCTCAAGTTTTCCAAGTTTTCCAGTAGCAAATTGCGCTGCTCTTGCTTTGAGGATGTTTTCCAGTTTGTCTGTGCCATTCGCTATCCTTTCTTTTTTGTTACGCTCTCGTGCTTGATTGTATTTTGCTATTGGAGGCAAGGGTTCAACTGCATGTATACCTGTTCTAAATGACTCAGGCATAGAGCCTACGTAGTCATCAAGAGTCTCGCTGGTAGGGATTCCACGACGAACAAATTCCTCTTCTAGTAATTGCTTGCTGCGTTTTAGTATCTGAGAGAGTGATCCGTTGTCAGATTGTGGATCAAATATTTCCACCCTTAACTCTTGGATTATTTCATCCAGTGATGAATCAGGGTCAGTTAAATTGAAGAATGAGTATCCATTTTCAAAGTCGTTGTAGTCAAAAGAAACACTGTCATTACCATCACCACCCTCATAGTCGCTATCCACGTACGAATATTCGTCGTACCCTTCCTCGGCTAAGTCACTATCACGGTGCGGGTTAGCTACAATATTGTCGTTAAAAACTTGGTCAGAATCAGCTCTATTACCAAGCATCTTTATACGTAGCTTGTCTGCCTTGCCTCGTATCTGCTTACGTATCTTTCGAGTGGCCTTTAGTGCGCCTGTAGATACCCGTCCTTCCTTAGCTGCTCTAAACCTAGATGGAACAAGCTGATACAAATGAACAACCACTTCACCCACTGCGTTAATAATTCTGGTGGGGTCTTCTGTTAGTAGGGCATCGTGTAGGTTCTTATCAACCTCATCCGTCATCTGCCAGCGGAACTTCATCTGCTCACCGTATGGCAGTAGTGGCGCAGGGTTACGTACAGGAGGATTTTTTGCAGAGAACTCAATCTTCTCATCACCTTGCAGCATCTTTGCAAACAAAGGCTCAAGGTCTTTATCGAGAAGCTCTTTGTTGGTAGCTCTATTAAAGAGTTCGGAAATATATTTTGATAGTCTTTTGTACAGGGCTTCATTGCCCATGTTGTACTTACCGTTACTGGCTAAGTAAGCCTCGAATTGGTTAGCAAAGAATTCTTGTGGTGAGTCTGCGTCGTTGGCCTTACCACTTCTGATGAGGCGGTACTTAACAACGTCTTCGTTGAACCTGCCATCGCCATCGTAATACTTTGATACCGTGTCCCAGAACTCAAAACGATCTTCTGATGTTAGTACGTTGTGATAAGCCCAATGAGAGATTTCATGTGCCATCACTGTTGCTGGCGTGTAATCACCAGTTTCATCGGCAATATCTCTGGCAACATTTACTCCGTTTTGAACCTTTTCATTTCCTAGAGCATCATAAGAGCTATTGCCTACCCTTCCTTTACGGATACGAGGTGCAGCGCTTCCAGTTAAGTCTTGGATGAGCTGAATAACTTCAGAGGTTTCTTCGTCAGTATATTTAGAAAGAATATCTCTCGCGTTCTGCATAGACGTTTCTTTGTCTACGTTGTTAGAACGCTCGATACCATTGGGGGCTATCTTAGTTAGCTCTGCTTCAGTTGCTCGCAGGGCTGCTACTATCTGATTGAAGCCTTCTTTATTCTTGGGCCAGCGTACAGCGTTTAACGCAATCGAATGGCGATATAGATCATTCGCAGTGCTGATGCCATGATTAAAAGAATCACGTAATACACTCCATGCTGGGCCAGCCATCTTCGGCAAAGGCATGGACGATAATCGTTTATTTACATCATCCGGTATACTGACCGCAGCAAGCTGATCCTCTGGGAAGGCTCGCTTGGATTCATTGGGTATAATGTCTTGTGCTGACGCAGGAGCCTCATCGAATGGGATGATCATGTCTGGTGCGTGGCGACCACCTTTGCCGCCGATCAGGGACATATCTACCCGACCAAAAATCCAATCCTCTATCGGCTTCTTGCCGAGGATAACGCTTGGCGTATTGATACCAGCATCGAGTTGTTTCTGTGAAATAACTTTGTAATCGTGAGTACCGTCAGCGTTAGGCTTCTTGCTCATAATGGCTGCGAG